ATTATTAAAATGTTTGTATTTTGTTTTATCGTTATTGAGTGGGTGATAATCGTCCCAGTAAACTTCTGTAGATTCCACAGACATTACACTTGGATTGTAATACGCTGGGTCACATTCAAAAGTTTCCTCATCGAAAGGCTCATCGATTGCAACTACCATAATTTCAATTTTGTGAACTTTCGCTAGTACTTTTTCAAATTCCATGGTGTCCGTTGCTTATGTGAATAGTATAGGGCATCTGTGTGCCCCTGTGGTGGTTAGGTATGACAGTTTGAGGAGTGGAATCTTTGTATAACAGCACCAATCACAGAAATAAAGCTCTACCAATCAATTGGTTCCCGTCGCGGGGACGACTATACGGGCGATCAGGACAAGTATCTTGTTTGGTATATTCACCGTGATATTCGAGTCTGAATCCAGTAATCCTCTGTAGCAGATTGTTGAGTTTCTTGAGGTTCATGAGTTGTCTTTGTACCCAAAGGGTTTGAAAGCCTGCTGTAGGCGCTTGTGGGATAAACTCAGATCTTGATAGCACGTCTTTATTGCCAGGTGTCATCAGTTGTCCTCCAGTTGGTTGAATGCGTCAATCAATTCTTGATTGCGAGTTCCTTGTAACAATCGTTGAAATTTTTCCTTAGGTGTTTCAATAAACTCCCAACTCCGACCGTTGATTTTGCCAAAGACATCGCCTTTGACATCGCCTACGACATTGCCAAAGACATCGCCTACGACACTGCCTACGATACTGCCATTGACATGGCCTCCGATAACGCCATGGACATTGCCACCGACATCGCCTTTGACATTGCCTTTGACAGTGCCATTAACAGTGTGGATTCCCCAGCCACAGGCATCCGTGTGATAGAAACTAACAAGCTTCAGGGCTTCTTCAAGTGTGATTTGGTCAGTCATGAGTTGTCCTCCTGTGGGCGCATTAACAGTTCTTCCAGTGTGATCGGTTCTGGGATGCTGTCCTTGCGTTCCATCACCAACCTTAGATCTTCCTGGTCTTCAGTCATTGGTTGTTGGTCATCAGATTGTGCCTTTCGTTGAGAGGAAACCCACTCTTCCATTTCATTTGCCAAATCTTTCATACCAAGTTCATAGTACAAATAAACCCAACAATCAGAAACAGCTTGGTCGTAAGGATTTTCATCTTTGTAGTCAGGCATTAGTTGGTCTCCTGTGATAAACGGCGTAGTCCTTCATCGTTCTCTTCATAGAGTCGATCAAGTGCATTTAAGGCACCTTCACGACCAGTTAAATTCCAAGGATCATAATCCGGGAAAGGGTGAACGTACATGTCATAATATCCTGTTGATATCCATTCCCAGAAATCTTCATCGCAACAGTTATGCATATCAAAACGAGCATACCAACAGTCTCGAAAGTTAACAATTCCATGGATAAATTGCTCAGTCAGTGGGTGTTCAGTCATTTGAGTTGTCTTTTTGTTCAACAATTTGTAATAGTCTGTATTTGGCAGTTTCTATTGATGCACGAGAGTAACCAGTGTAGAAAGCATAACCTTTGGTTGGATCCTCCATTGCATCTTTGTACTCTTCTAATGCCCAATCAAGACCTTCAATAACAGATAGAAGTTGATTGTCAATGTTCATGGTGATTTGGTACTTAGTTTGAGTTTGAGTGACCTTAGAGACTGCTTACGCCCCCTTAGAATACCCTTACAGGTACCCTTGGTCTTCTTATCTTTTTTGGAGTGATGTTTCCAATTAGGTGTGTTCATTACATGCCATTGAAGTAATCGTGTAACTCAGCAAAGTATTGCTCTTCGGTGTCAAATTGACGACCGTGGATAACACATGGGAACATATGCTTTTGAAACATCGCACCAGCAACTTCGATGTCTTGTTTGTCATAACCCATTTCGAGCAGGGTGTTAGTGTAAGGATTTGAATTGTATGTCATACTATAGGGGTCAATTAGAGGTGAGTAACTTTATTTCCTTCGTTTTCTTAACTTATCTATCAAATTGAGTGCTGATTGACGGTTGCGACATACTTTGACCGGTTGTCCATTGTGTATCACCATCAGTTTAGTTGTTGAACCCGCCACAGGTATTGCTACCAGGTTCTCATCAATAACGATTGGTAATACTCCTGGTTTTGTATCAAGAATGTGAGAGTTAGTATAATAATTCATTTCATCTCTCCATATATGCTTGGTGTGCCTCTTCCGGTGTATTGTAATTGCCAAGGTATTCATGTTTTCCATTTATCATAATACGAGCCATATATCTGTTTTTACTACTTTTAGATACTCCTTTGTATCCATGTGTATTATTCTTTTGTAGTCCTCTATTTAATCCGTTAGTTGAATTTGAAACCACTCGTAAGTTTTCGATGGTATTGTTGCCAGGATTTCTGTCTATGTGGTCGATAATATCTTTTGGGGTTAAATTACCATGATGATATTGATAAACAAGTCTATGTAAGAGATAAGAAACACACTCAATTTTCACTTTCACGTAATCCATATCCCAGAATTTACATCCTGCAATAGATCCCCTCTTCCTTCTTTTAGTATCTTCTCTATAAATCAGTTGTCCGTCTTGATAATCGAACAACTGATGTAGTCTTTCCTTTGATGGTAACTCCTTGGCTTTCATTTTACCTCCTTACTACACTGTCACACATTTCGCCTTTCTCAAAGACAATATCCACAGCATTCTGTAGTGCTCTTTGAGTAGAAACTCCAACGTTATTATACACTGGGACACATAACATACCGTAGACTTTGTTAGAAGAACCTACACGAATTACACGACCCACAGTCTGCAACATCTCGATAACATCCATGTTACGGAGAAACACAACGGCTTCGAGTTCTGAACAGTTAATACCCTCAGATAGAATAGAACGATGAAGAACAACAAACTTCTTATCTACATCTTTACCCCATGCATTGAGGGTATCAAAGAACTCCTCACGCTTGACCTTCTTACCATCAACAACTGCACCAGTCTTTGATGTGATATAGAGGTAAGAATAACCACGTTCCTTGAGTTGTTCTGCAAAGTCTGTCATGAAGATATTTTGCAGTTGTCGTGTGGTCTTGACACAAACTAGAATCTTTTTGATGTCTAGTTCATCAATAGATGCAAGAACATTGTTGCTCTCAAGATAAGGTGTGAGTGACTTTTTGTCAACCTTATCCATCTCAATCACCTTGACTTTAGGTGGCAAGATGTAACCTCCATCAACCAGAGTTGGTGCAGACACACGTGCAATCACCTGTCCATAAGTATCAACATCGTTCATACCATGTTTCTTTGGTGTGACTGAAGTCTTACGTGTGGCAGTGAAATAGTAACAACGATCAGCCTTCTTACTGAAATACTCAGTGGGCCCAAAGAAGTTATTCTGACAAGAGTTATGTGCCTCGTCAAAGTAAATGGTATCTACCGCAATACCGGACTCCTGAACACGATGAAGAGAGTGATAGGTGGTGAAGATAATAACATGTTCACGGACATGATTACACATATCAACAAACAGTTTGATACGATCAGACTTTGTAGTGCTGAAATATTTTGTGTCACCAGAATGCACATGCAAAACATTAGCATTGGTAATGTGTTCCATATACTCACTACACAATTGATTGGCCAGGAGTAGTCTAGGAGCCACAACAACAATAGTGCGAGGAACATTTACCTCGAACCGTTTCATTGCATCAGTGATTGCAATAAGTGTCTTGCCACCGCCAGTTGGAACAATGATTTGACCAATACTATTAACATGCATTGCATCACGGGCTTCGTTTTGATGTGGGCGAAGAGTGATCATAAAATTGTGGTGTTATACTATAGGGGTCAATTGGAGGTGAGTAACTTTAACTCCCAAAACCATGGTTAAAGTTAGCATACGCAAACTCTCCACGTTTGACCAACTTCACTGTACCATAGGTATCAGAGTGAAATACATAACCTTCACCATCAGTTTCTTTACCATTAGGAAGATATGCAGTTGGTGCATCATTGATGATGAAACTATCCATCAAATCATACTTGATGTCAATCACCAACTGATACAGGTTGGCAAGGAAAGGACAACCTAGAATTTCAGTTAGTGTTGCGTCATCAACAAATTGACCAGACTTGATAAGAGCATTGATTGCCACTTTGGCCTGACTTGCTTCTTTGTCAGTCAGAAACTTGATGTTATCAGTGTTAATCTTAGGTGCATCATAACCACCAAAGATACGATCAACGGCAGGTTGTACCCACTTGATGATTACACTATCATCAAAAGATTCTTTGATTGGTTTACAAACTGCATTGCACATAAGATTATCCTGAGTGAGGAAAACTTGTGTATGTGGTGCGATGACCAGTTTCTGAGTAATAGCCTCAGGAAATGCATAGGTAAGAGTATTTTGTGTCAATACATCAGTTCTACCGAAACCAAGCCAATCACCCCAGTAGATATTATCAGTTCTTGGTAGATACTTAAGACAATATGTTAGAATCTCGAACACTTCCATTTGATGACCAAAGTGCTCAAAGATGTCATCAGTTGTATAACATTTACGATCTTTCTTCTTATTGAATGCAGCCTTGGTGCATACAAAAAACTTACCATTAAGTGGATTTGTACCCCATACAAGAGACATTCCATCCATTTTCATGGAGATATGACCAACATCATACAACAACTCAAAAACTGACAGATCACCTGTCAAAATGGTATCTTCTGGATGTTCGATGTGAGTCAATGTCATAATAAAGTGGTGGTCTTATACTATAGTGGTCAATTGGAGGTGAGTAACTCTAATTACGGAAGAATTACCCATAGTTTATTACCTGTCTCACCATTTGTCAAGACAGTGTTTTTTTCAACATACTTTTTGGCCTTTGCTAATGATATTGACTGATCATTTTTGACATAAGTTTGAGCCTCTGTTTTTGTGTTGAACAACCTCATCATTTTTTGTGTCATGTTGACATCCTCTTGTTGACTCTGCCAAGAATCTTTTGTCTACCTTTAGCATCAGGGTTGGTGCCGGTTGCATCTCTATATTTCTTAGTTTCCTGATCCTTCATAATACCTCTCAGCATTCTTTCACCTTTACCCGTAAGCGCATTTCTCTCACGTCTATTGTAACCAGATGCTTTGGCTGGTTTGTAATCAGGAGATACAGTCTCCTTTTTCTTTGTTGACAGGAGTTTATCTGCAGCCTTTGTAGCATCTTTGGCCGATGTTTTAGTTGTTTTTACTTCACCACCACTCTTTTTGGCAGCAGCTCTTGCCTTGGCTGCAGCCCTTCTTTTTGCCTTTACTTCATCAGCATATGATTGCTTAACTTCTGCAGAACCTCGTTCTTTTGTTGGTTGTTGTGTAGTATTTGAAGTTTTATTGTTACCACTTCGATTTGGTTTCTCACCTTGTGGTTTATAATCTACTGGTGCAGTCTTACCACCACCAACTGCCTTAACTCTTGGTTTGGTACCAGGTTTTCTACGATCTGCAGCACTTCGTTTTGCACGAGGACCACGAACTGTGCCCATTTCAGGGTCATAAACCTCAGTTGCAAGAGCCTTTTTAAGTTCTTGTTTTTGTGTCTTTATGTCGTCTCTAATATCTCTAAGTTCTTGTTTTTCTGCCTCTTTTTCTGCTGCTTTTTCTGCTGCTATTTTTTCTTTTTCTCTCTCTATCCGCTCTTGCTCCTTCCTCTCTCGTCTTTCTTTAGTTGAGTTTAAGTATCTTTCTCTAGCACTTATTGTGAAGTCTCTACCTTCAGGTGAATCGAGAGTACCTGATTTACTATCTCCAGCTAGTTGGGCCTGAGTTTTTTCAAATTCACTCTGACTACCATCAAGTTCTGTCTTTTTAACTTTAGCTTGTTCTAAAAAAAGTTGTAGGTTCTTCATGCTCTTACTACAGTTGCGTTCTTAAATCCACCAGATTGACCATCTGCATTGACGGAGGTGACAATATAATATATTTATCACCCCCGATATTATCAGGAGAAGAAGTGGTCGGGCACACTCAAATCTTCTACATATGTATCAACACGTTCATCACCTTGAAGGTCAAGTAGTTTCTCAAAATCAATATTGTGAGCATTGAAATCATCCATGACATCTAGTTCTAGAGTCACACGATACTTAGTTTTGCGTGGAAGATAAGTGGCAGACATGAGAACTCCTGATTGACTACCCTGTAAGTATAGAGTATTTAGGTCAAGGAGTCAAGGTGTTGTGGACAGTGTTCAAACTGTCACACATCAATCTTTAATGTAACCATTCTTAACGAGCCATTCTCTTGTCATAGGTGTAGGAGAATAATCAGTCCACATAGTCCCACGAGCACAAGATTCAAGTGCATCTTGAGTCATACCTTCAGTTTTACCTGCCCAAGTTGCCTCTTTCTCCCATGGTTGTGCTGATACTGGATAAGTACGTTCTACCATTTCTTGCCACAACATAGGAACATCTTCCTCTGGCTTGATAATAGCAATCATGGTATTATCGATGGTTCCTGCCATACAATCCTGTGCTGCATGCCACCCTTCATGTCTCATAACTGACATCAATACACCAGGACGATACATAAATGCTCTGTTCAGAAAGAAATTATTTCCTACGGTATGATATACACCACGATGTCCAACAGGGAAATAACTTTCATCCGCAAGATATACCTGAACATCAATAAGAGTCAATGCATTCAACATACGACTGAATTCTTCTTGAACTGGAGTCCAATCAGAGTCAGGATATTGTTCTTTAATGTAACCAATACCCCATACTGAGTCTACACCTTCAGTGCATTCTTCAAGTAACATACAACCCATTGAATCATATGAAAATGGTTCTACTTCAGGTTGTGCCATAGCAGAAGGAACTGTCATCAGAGACAGTACAAGTAACAAAGCTTTAATCTTCATCATAAATTGAATTTCTCTTTTTTATATATTGTAACTCATTCCATTGATTTTGATAACATAACAACAATGTGTGATATTTACAATGCTTATGAGTACGAGTGATAGTACAATATGGTTTTGGTTTTGTTCCTAATTCAATTGTAATATAATCATCCATTTCATCTCTATAATATACCCATCCCTCAAGAGTAATTGATCCTTTCTTCCATTTCACATAATCATTCACCTGTGGAACATAATCAGACATAATAATCAATCAATAGAAGATGGGACACCAATAGAGTTTAATGTTTCTTGTTGCTTAAAATATAGTTTGACATAACACCGTAACATATCTTTGATTTCTCCAATATCGTCACAGGACTCAATATCTCTTGATACTTTTTCGTATGCAAAACATCTTGATGGAGTAGATAATGTTATTGTGTCTGGATTCATGAGAATGCTGCCATGAGTGGATTAAGTTTCAACTGCATAGCTGAGTATGGAGTTGTGTTTAATATATTTACTACCTTACCAGGTTTCTTATGATTAACAGGAGCCATAAACACTCCTTTCTTTCTACAAAAGAACCCCCATACTGAACTTGGATGTATTTCTGAACATCCTACAAACTCACGACCGATGTTTCTTATCCAAATACGTTTGATTGTCTTCGAATAATCATCGGTCCAATATTCAAATCCCTGTGGGGGCTGATGTGGAAATTCCATCGGTTTCATAACTATAGAGTAAGTCAAGCATCGTTTGACGCCAGGCCATCAATTCATCATAACATCCTTGATTGTATGCACAACCACGGAGACGACTGTCAGGTTTGATTACACTTTCAATCATAAGATTAAGTGCGTCTTTTTGTTTATCAGTCATCGAAAACTTTACACATTGGGGAACCAGGATGAGTGTCACAGAATTTATCTAACACTTTATCTTTGTGTCGTTCTGATGGGTCTGCAATCTTACCCTCCGTTGTAGGATCCCATTCATCTTCTGAATGTTCTTCATTCGTATGTAAGTCTACCTTATAGGCATTATACTTATCATTTGGGTCATAGAGGGGATCATTAACATCCCTTTGACGTGGTTGTGACATGATTATGTTAGGAAAGAGGATACAATTTTAGATGGTTGTTCATCTAACAAAGAATATTTATCTGCTTTTTTGATGTTTTCTCTCAATCTACTGTAATATTGAGAATTACTGTCATCATCATCTGACACAATAATATCAAAACATTCTTCATCATTTTCTGCAACTACATTCCAGAGTCCTCCATATTCAGATTGAGGGAATGAGATGAAATGATCAACAACAAATAGGTACTTCATTGACTCCTATAATTACTCTTTAATTTTAGATGAATGATTGATATTTGTCAACTGTCTTTCTAGTTCATATTTGATAGAATGAAGGTGATGAAGAAGAAAAAACTCCCATTTATTGCCCT